GCCCCTGCAAGCTCGGTGTAGTTCACGCTTTACCCCAGTTTCTTGCTGCTACGCGTGCCCTTGGTAGCTGCACCCACACCGCGAGTTTTCACGGTCTGCGTGTTCGCAACCTTGTTAGGGTAGCCGTTGTTGCCAAGATCACCGCTGTAAGGCTTGGGCGAACGATACTCGCCCTTTTCAGAAAGCTTAGCCATTCTTGTTGACCTTCCCCATGTCCTTGACGGGCTTCTTACCCGACTTCTGGTTAGCGATCTTGGCGAGGTTACGCCCCAGACGCTTCATCTGCTCGTTGGTCTTACCACCCTTGGCCATAATCAATCTCCATTAAGTTTACCACGTAGAGAGCGCTGCGCGCTTCCAAGTATTCGAAGCTACACAAACATACACGTAATTGCTGTCCCAGCAAATATCACCAGTGTTACCTGTGTCTGTCGCAGACGCCGGAGTCTTAGCGGTGGTCAAGCGTATCTTATCACTAGCGATGGTCACACGGGCGCTAGGGTTAACAGAACCGAAACCTACATTACCGTTGCTAAGTACATATACTTTATTGTCTCCAGCACCCGTACCCCCAGCGCGTAGAACCAGTGTCCCGCTGCCATAACTCGCAACAGCGCAAGACCCGAACGGGTCTGTAAGTGTAATACGTGGGTTGGCACCGCTAGTTGCGGTTATGTCAATTGCTGCGAGGACGGTAGAACCCTGAGTTATGCTTATACCGCTATCGAACGTAACCTTACTGTCGAGGTACGAAAAGTTCGCATTGACCTGAGTGGCGCTGATGAGGGTGCCAGCAGTGAATGTATTGGGTACCGACATGCTTAACTCCAGACCGACTCATCAAACAAGGTAGAGTCCCAAACCCCGGCAGGTGTATCGACTGCGCCCTCAATGGTAACAGTTCCTACCGCACCTGTACCTAATAGCGTATTTGGTAACCCAGATAAACCCAAAGGATCATTCAGCCCAATGGGGTTCCAGCCCCACTGAGTAATGCGGCTGCCGTCAGTCGGGTTTCCGTTTACGTTCAGGCCCGCTTGGTAGTAGGTATTGTCAGGACGCGGGTTACGTAGCGCCTGAGGATCATCGACTGGATACATACCAAGCTGAAGCTGCGGATGGTCTTCTTCCCAGCATTCTGGGCACACCATAATGTTGACGTTCTTCGTCTTAATGACGAGACGCTTAAGCTGCTTAAGCTTGAAACGAAACCCGCAGCGATCACACTGCGAAATTGCCCGTTTACCAGAGGCGAACCTGTTAGGCACGAACCCTCCTTAGTAGAACATCTGGCGCGGTGCGATACGCAATGGTGCCTTTTCGCGGTCCTCGTCAGAAGCCTGTTGCCACAGTTCTTCGTACATCGCCTTCAGGGCGGCAGTACGTTCCATAGCGCCGGGGATTTTCATGGATAGGTGATAAGCAAGTCCCGCCACCAGCGCAGGAAGGAAACGAAACGGGATATCTTGCGTCGTAACGCCCGAACCCGCGTCCTGAATACGGCGCAGACGCCAGTAAACGAAGGTGTAGTAATTGCTCTGCTCCGGTGCTGGCCAAACATTGATCTGAGGGTTAGCCACACCAGTCACCGGGTAGTCCGCACCTGACTGGCGATTGATCCATACCTGAATTGGCCGACCCTGCGCGTTCTTATTCGGGATCGTAGCGTATGTGTCTACGCTGATACGGCTAATGTTGATATCCGTCTGACCCTGCCCCGACTGAGTGCGGACGACGTGCTCCAGAAGGTCAATAGTATCCGCAGGTAGATCGTAGGTGATCTGCCCCTGCACCAACGGGATACTGCCTTGCTCAATCGTCCAGAGGTTAATACCCCGGTTGGCCCACTCAATCGTAAGCAGGTTCAGACTACGACGTGCAGTACGCAGGTCGTAACCGTTCCGTAGCTCAGCACCGCACCGCTCAAACGCCTCTTCAACGAGTTCGTTGAGGTTAAGGTCGAATGATGCGGTGCCAGACGTAGTCATATTACTTACCCTTGTTGAAGCCCTTCAGCACTTGCGCGAAGCGCGCACGCTGGCCGAGCTTGCCCGGAGCCTTAGCGGCCTTGGCAAGTGCCTTGGCGGGAATTTTCTTCCCCTTCGGCACACCCATCTGCTCATGCAGGGCACCGGGCTTCTTGATCGCCTTGGCGATGTTCAGCTTACCGCCCTTGGCGTACATGGCGACATCCTGCGGCTTGTCCTTGCGCCGGATAGTCTTCTTACCCGGCATCTTGGATGCCTTCATGTCGCCCATGCCGCGCGACGGGCGCATGTTACTTAGCGCCCTTGCAACGGGTCTTACCCTTCATGGCAATACCGTCGATGGAGCCGCCCTTGGCGTAGCACGCGCCGCCCTTGTTCATCTTCGGCATCATACCCTTGGTCTTGCCCTTCTTGGCGATACCGTCAGCACCCTTCTTCATAACACTACCTCCGGACTTATAACCAGCCGCACCAGCGCGACCGAGGGGTTTACGCTTCGGGGCATCCGGCCCCTTCTTCGGGGTGGGTTCGTACGGCGTACGGTTGCCGCGAGCGACGATTTCCTTGTCACTACCGAGGATTGCACGGCGCGTGTCAATCGGCTTGCGGTCGGACTCCATGACAGGGCCACCCTTCTTATACTTCTTCACGCTGCCACCCTCCGCGTAACCACGCTGTTTTGCTGCTGCACGTTCTTGCGCAGCCTTAAGCTTATCTTCACCTGCAAATAGAGGCGAACGCTTTTCGGGCTTAGCCATTTCGGCTCGGACCCGATCAAGATTAAAACGGTCAAGTTCCCGTCGCGGCGGAGCCGGTACATTCTTCCCCTTACTAGCAAGCGCCAGCGATGCAGGGGGGCGAATAGCAGGAGTAGCTACATTCGGCTTGGCCTCTGCCTTAGCAGTAGGTCTGACTTCCGCCTTAGCAGCGGGTCTGGCTTCCGCCTTAGCAGCGGGTTTCGCAGCGGGTTTGGGGGCGGCTTTCTTCTCGCTTGCCAGCGCAGTCGAATAGCTCTTACCACGCCAAGTAAATGGCTCACCCGGATTGTTCTTCCGCGCAGCGCGGAAAGCTTCAGCGAACGATACGTTACCAAGATCGGCCTTGATCTTCTGCTTCGGCGTTTCGACGCTGGAAATCTTAGGTGCGGTATCCTCTTCGGCCTTCTTTACCGCCGCAGGTGTCTCCTTGCGCATTTCATTAAGGCGCTTGCTGAATGCCTTCATCCGCTTGTTGTCGCTACGGGCCATGACATTAATCCTTCTTCGCGTCTAGTTTGGCTTCAAGGCGTTCAATAGCCCGGTCGAAACGGTCCCCCAAACGCTCCACGGTTACGTTCATTTCTGCGCGAGTGACGTGGTCACGGGCAATCTCTTCGCGGGTCTTGTTGAGCAGGATCGTAACCCTGTCCAGTTCGTCCATCTTACCCTTAGCCATAAACCCAATCACCGATACGATCCCCGTAAGGACGAGGTTCCAGATCATCATTTCCATCTAGCAGTTCCACGCCTTAAGGTATTCGTCCCACTCCGGCGCGTCCTTGCTTGCGTACAGGTACTGCGCGGCAAACTCTAACAGAACGGGGTCGTCGCGGAAATGGCCTAGACCCCGGTTACAATGGTTACACAGCATACCCCGGACAGCCCCCGTAGTATGGTCATGGTCCACTACAAGTTTTTCATCCGACCCGCAGATGACGCATTCTTTAGTAGTAGCCTTGAGGTTCTTTAGGTCATCGTCGCTGATGGCATCGCGGAACTTACCCCGCGAAATTTCACTGCGATATGACGAGCGGCACTGACGGCACCAGCTATCAAATCCTGACTTAGTCCGGTTGTGTGGCGGAAAGTTAGCCGTATCCAACGGCTTCTCTTCCTTACACCGTGTGCAGCATTTAGTCAGCACGACCATATCAGCAGTCCCACTTACGAAGTGACAGCGCCTTGCGAGTCGGACGACCCTTCTCGTCCTCCATAGGCCCCGGCATTCCAGACATTCTGGCGCAGAAGGACTTGCGCCGCGCTGCTGCCTTAGGGGACTGCTTAGCTTGTTTGGCGCTTACCGGGGGCTTCAGGTTCATCCCCTGCTTCTTCGCAGACGCGCGGCCCTTAGCGTTTAGGCCACCCTTGGGGTTCTTCCCTTCCTTGCGGGTCCATGCAGGGGACTTAGCCATTAGACCATCCGCCCCTTTGTCTTGCCCTTCTTGGCGCAGCCATCAGCGCGCTTCGAAGCAGAACCTACCTTGCCGCCCTTGGCGAAGGACTTCTTGAAGCGGACCATTGGGCCACCTGACCAGTCAGGGCTAGCGCGGCCACCACCAATATTAACGCCGAAACCGCCAAAGCCACCGCCGCCACGGGGTGCGCCGCGAGCTAGAATACCAGACGGATCAGTACCAAAACCTTCGCGTGCCATTGTGCAATCCCCTTAGCCGTAGAACAGCACGACGGAAGCCGTATTGGCGACCGTAGCGTACAGACCATTTTCTGCGAGGAGGCCCTGATCGGGAACGAGCATATAGATCGAACCAGCATCAGCGACAGCCGGGGTATTCAGCGTCAGCAGAGTGCTACCGCCATTACCATCCGTAATTGCTACCGAACCAGCCGTAGCTCCGCACACGGCATAGATGCCCTTGATGCGGGTACGGAACGTGCAGTCAGCGTCCGATTGCGTCTTGAATACACCAGTAGCCGCAAGCGGCTTGGTAGATTTGACGTCAGTTTGCATAGCCATAGGAAGGCCCTCCTATTGAGCTATTACGAAGCGCTGATAGCAGCCAACGTGTCGCAGCGCAGCCAGTTAGTGCCGTTCGAAAAAGCGACTACCGGGCTGCCAGCAGCGCCGTTCGACACGTAGATCAGCGTACCAGTGGCACCAGCGGCGGCGGGAACGCCAGCAACGGCATAGGTAGGGAGGGTCACTGCACCCGAAACAGAACCGGTAACATTACCCTGAAAACCGTTCTGCGAAACAACGGGACCCGAAAAAGTAGTCTGAGCCATTATGGCCTCCTTGTGTAGTAGCACATACTCATACCGTCTCTACTAAGTCTGCTAGGTCAGTCGGTATGAGTTAAATCCCTAGTACAGTAGGTGTACCAGTATTGGGGGTAAAAGAAAAGGGGGGAACCGAAGCTCCCCCCTCCCCCTGTTTCCTTAGGCAGCGCCTTCGGAACCGTACATGCCCAGCGGGTCAGACCAGCCGAACGAATAACGTTCGCGGGCCTTATAGCGGACATTGCCCGTGTCGAAGTCACCGTCCATGCCCGTACTCATCGGAGTACGAACAAAGTGCTTCAGACCGTTAGGAACGTCGGTGGTCAGGAACCATGCGTCCGTGTCGGTCAGGAAGTGGTTGACGGTGTAGCCTTCCGGGATCGAGCCGTTCGACTTCAGCGCGTTGATGTCGTTATCAGCGGTGCTGACACGCAGTTCCGTCTCAAGCAGACGGGTTGCAACGAACATCAGGCTCGGCGGGACAACCAGCTTACGCGGCTTGGCTGCAATCAGCAGACCGCGCTCGTCAGTCCAGCCCGCGATCTGAATAACAGCCGCCTCAAGCGAGGTTTCGTTAAGATCAGCCGGGGTGCTGGGAATGTTGCTGTTCGTACCACCAGAAACCAGAGGATGCGAAGCCGAGAACAGCGGCTGTCCGTCGCCACCGGCATAGTCGGTGTCGAAGCCATTGTTAAGGACCGCAGCAGCCTTGGTCTGCTTGGTGTAAGCCATGGCGCGTGCCAGAGCCTTCGTGTAACGCGACGACAGGCTGTCATACAGGTTGTCCTCAATCGCTTCTTCCGTCAGCGAGAACCCAAGGGCAATCGTTTCGTGGTTGTAGCGAGCAGTGAAGACTTCCTGCGCGTTATCATAGGCAATGGCGGAGCCTTCGTTCTTAACCGGAGCAGCCGAGAAGCCCGACAGCTTGGTTTCTTCTTCGAACGAACGTTCGGAGGTTTCGGTTTCGAAAATCTCCTTATGCTCTTCGCCGTAGCGGGCGTATTCCAGACCGAACAGGGCGTTCAGGCCGGGCAGAAGCTCCTTAAGAAGCTGTGCGCGTGAAATTGCCATGTCTTAGTCTCCTTATACGCCAGTTGCGTTTTCGTACTGGTGCATCCCGAAGTTCCACTTGACGATAACCTCGGTATAATTGCCGGGGTTAGCCGCCTGCGCGGTTTCGGGCACGACATCGACGATGCGCACCGGCAGAGTGTTGGTGGTAGCCGTCGAAGCACTGATAGCCACGCGCGAGTTACCGGTGGTGGTGTTACCCGCGTTCTGCACCAGAGCCGAGTTGTTGCCCACAGCGGTACGGTTCACGTAACCGATGGTGGTGCCCGACGAAACAACGGCAACCTTGAACAGGGTGTCGGGGTCATCGCAGACATAAGCAACAATGTCGGTGGCGACAGTGCCGGTCGGGTAGTACTGACGGAAGGTCTTACCGAACACCGGATCGGTGAACGAGCAACCAAGGAAAACACCAACCGGAGTAGCAGTCGAAGTACCGGTGTCCTTTTCCAGAGTGCCGGTGCTTACCAGCTTCACAACGTCACCAAAGAAGATGTTCGCTGCGTAACCTGAAGCAATCGGAATCTGGCGGGTGGAACCGGCAAATACCTGCCCGCCGATCAGATTGATCGGGATCAGCCCGTACGGGGCCGAAACAGTAGGATAAGCCATCTTAAGCTCCTAGCTTAACGTTTGCCATTGCCAAATGACGTCGATGACTTCTTCTCACGGAAGAGAGGCATACGAGCGTCGCTTTCGCGCATGAAGTTGTTGTCCACGGAATCCATCTGGGCCTGATTTTTACCAGCAAAGTAAGCTTTGCGC